AACATTAGTTTAATATCTCACCTGTAATTTAATCTTGATACTCATGATACGTCTCTTAACTGTTCTTTAGCAATTGAACTATTAACTCTACTCACAAACTTATGTGTACTGTTCATTGAATCTATATTGCCATATGTAAAACTATTCTTACTCATTACTGACTCCTTACTAATTAATGGTTAATGCCCAAGTTGATACAAAATGGAAGATAATATCCCAGATTAATATGACTTTGGTGGATGCACTTCATATTGCACAACTTAGACGTTTTATTGGCACAAGCAGTACCAATGGGTGCTAAAAAAGGGGAAAACTTCTCCCCCTCTTCTTACGGTTGCTTGGTGTTAATGGTTGCTTTAGGTATCTTAACGTCATCTTCAAACGATATTACATCAGCTTTATACAACATCTGAGATATTTCATTCACAAGCTTAAGGTTAGCCATGCAAGCCTGAGTAACATCACGCTTACTTGATGACTTCTTACCTATCAACTTATTATACACACCAAACGTTGGTGCCTTCTCATGCTGGTCTAACAACTGTGTGATGTATTTACCAGCTCTCTCGACGAGTTCATTCCATGTAGGCATATTAGCCTCCTTTATTGAGTTAGATTATGTTAATTAATTACTATTAAATTCTATTTAAATGAAAAATAACTAAAAATCGCTTTGCGAAATCCCCCTTATAGGGGGTATATATTGTAAAAAGGCTACATATCAAAATAGCATAATTTTTCTAGTAATTATAACTTGGGCAAGCTTGACAAATGTATTAGATTAAAGGGTGGTAGGGCAAGGGAAAATAAAAGGTATGTATAAAAAAATCATTATGGCTGATTTAATAGAAGAACTAACAGACTTACCCATGAAGACTCAAGAAGCTGTGTTGAAAAACCTTTCAGAAGAGATGATTCCATTAGAGATAGATGGAGATATATTTATGATACATAGAGATGTCAGTTCATTAATTGATAATCTTGTGTTGCAGATAGGTGATTTAAAAATCCAAGAAAAAATAAATGCCAGAAAAAAGAACGATTAAAGGTGTAGAGCATTTCGTCTATGAAGATATAGATGAATTTAGAGAAGAGTACCCTAATATAGTTGTGCGTCCAGATTGGAGAGATGCAAATGAAGGGGATTGGGTGTATTCTGATGACGACAGAATAGTACAACTAATAAAAGTATCGAATAGTGTACAACATCACTCAGATAGGAAGAATTATAAATTCGCAAAAGGTTGGGTAAGGACTATAGTTGGTAGCTTCCTGAATCGCCCAAATGTTAAAATGGATACAGACTTTGATAATCATCCAAATAGATATACATTCTCCACTAAAATAAAGAACACTTCTAATCGTGTTTATAAAAGAAAAGAAGTAACTCATAAAGAAAGAGAATTTGCTACTAATATTGTAGTAGGTTTAGGTGCAGTGGATGCTTATAAGATTGCGTATAATGAAATGTCTAATCAAAAAGCTAGGAAAAAGGCAACAATACTACTTAAACAGGAGAGAGTAATGAAAGAGATAGAAAAATCGGTGCTTGATGTAGCTAAGGGTTTAGGGGTAGACCACGAATATGTCCTTAGTAAATTAAAAAATCTTGCAGATTTTAGTGAAGACGATAATATTATTCTACAATCCACTAAAGAGTTAGGTAAGATTGTGGGAACTTCGGGTAATATAATAAAACAAACAGAGACAGGCCTTCTTGGAGTATTTCAAGGATTCACTTCTGATGAAATTGAAGGGGCTACGAGAGCACAAAAGAAATTAAGCGGAGAAATTACTAATGAGATGTCCTAGATGTAATTCATTAAAGACACAAAAAAATGGCGTTAAGATATTAAAAACTGGCAATAGAACTCAGGAATTTAAATGTGGAGGCTGTGGTAGATATTTTTCTATACAAATTGATGTTAATGTTTTACACGAATTAAAGTATGTTGAACCGGGGGATATATTAGAAGTATCTGCAAAAAAAGAGATAAGAATACATGGGCTCACTGATGTTCATGTAGGGGCAGTGGAGCATGACTTTAAAAAGTTTGAAGAAGCCATTAAAATGATAGAAGAAGACGATGATGCTAAATGGTTTGGTAACGGCGATTTATTAGAGTTAATACCCCCTCATTATAAAATTAATCAAAGAGGTCAGGATATTCCCCCAGAAGAACAATATTTAGAGTTTGCTAGATTAGTAGAACCTATAAAAGATAAGTGCTTATTTATTAGAGGTGGTAACCATGATTACTTGCGTTCTTTCAATATTCTGGATTTCGATGTATGTAAAGTATTAGCAAATGAATTAGGAGTCCCTTACTATAGGATGCCCGGTTATACGAGGGTAAAAGTAAACGGTTCTTCTTATAACCTTGTATCTGGTCATGGTAAAGGTGGAGGAAAGAATGGAGACACAGAATTAAATAGTATGGCTGCTGTGTATAGTGATGGAGATGTATTCTTTTTAGGTCATAATCATCAATTATATGTTAAGCCTATGGATAGTTTGGTTATAGGAGATGATAATACAGAAGAGTTAAGACGTAGATGGTATATACGAGGAGGCTCATTCCTGAGATATGCGGATTATGCTAGGTATTCTTTCTATCCAATCGTAAGGACTGGTTGGACTACTATAGAATTTAAAAAAGAAGGTATCCACTGTTGGGAAAATTAAATGAAGAAAAGTAAAAATTATAGCAAACATGATTTAAGGAGGTCAATAGACGATATGGCTGCTCCAATTCAATTTGTAATCCAAAGATTAAGAACATTAGAAACATTATTCAATGAATACATTGAAATGGAAGGTAACGAAGATAAATTTAAAGAGTTTTTAGATGGCAAATATAAACAGCCAGAACATAACGAAAGCTGAAGAAGCTTTACGATTAGCTAGTAAAGACCTTATATCATTTGGTAAACTATTCCTTCCAGACGATTTTAAGAGAAGTGAGACTCCCTTCTTTCATTATGAAGTAGCCGACGCCATTGATGACCTAAATATAAAACAAGCTGCTATTATTATACCTCGTGGTCATGGCAAGACTGTATTAACAAAAGCATCAATTATTAAAGACTTTGTATTTACGACAAGAGAGAATTTCTTATTTTATGCTTGGGTTTCTGCCACACAAAAGCTTAGTGTAGGAAATATGGATTATATCAAACATCATTTAGAATACAATGATAAGATAAAATATTATTTTGGCCCTATGAGAGGTAGGAAATGGACAGAAGAAGATATAGAATTATCAAATGGATGTAAACTTATTAGTAAAAGTAATGTCGCAGGAATCAGAGGAGGGGCAAAACTTCACAAAAGATACGACCTCATTGTCCTTGATGACTTCGAGCATGAAGCGAACACAATCACGAAAGACGCTAGGGATAAGAACGCAAATCTGGTTACCGCTGTTGTGTATCCCGCTCTTGAGCCTCATACTGGTAGGTTGCGTGTTAATGGTACTCCCGTACATTATGACTCTTTCATTAACAATCTCATTACTAATTATTCAAGGGCTAAAAAAGATGGTAAAAAGTTTTCATGGAAAGTTATTACTTATAAAGCATTACTGGATGAAAAGACACCATTATGGGAATCGTTTTTTCCGTTAAAGAAGATAAAAGAAAAGAAAAAATTCTACGCAGATTCCGGTCAGCCTCAGAAGTTTTTCCAAGAATACATGATGGAGGTAATGAGTGAAGAAGATGCAATCTGGAGAAGAGAGCACATCAGATACTGGGAAGGGTACTTCAAAAATGAAGATGGTATTAATTACATTGTTAAAGATAATGATGATATTCCTGTTAATACATTCATTGGTTGCGACCCTGCAACAGATATAGATACTAAGCATAGTGATTTCTCAGTAATAATGGTTATTGCTATTGACTCTAATAATGAATTATATGTATTAGAATATGAGAGGCATAGAAGTATTCCCACTATCGGTTCTAAGAATCCAGAGACTGGTGAGATACTTGGCAAGAAGGGAGTTGTGGATATAATCCTAGAATTACATCAGAAATATAACTGCATGTCATCCACTGTAGAAGACGTTGCTATGAATAGAAGTATCTTTCAATCTCTAAATGAAGAGCGAAGAAGGACTAATAAGTACGATATTGCAGTAATTCCTGAGAAACCGGGTGGGCAACAAAAGAGAAATCGCATTTATTCGGGACTTGCGGCTCGTTTTAGTACAGGAACGGTACATTTAAGGAAAAATATGTTTGATTTAATCAACGAAATCCTTACTTTTGGCCCTAAAATGGCTCACGATGACACAATAGAGAGCCTGTATTATTCACAAGTTCATGCTTTTCCACCAAATATGAAAAAGGATGAAAAGAAAAAAAGCTGGTTTAAACCTAAGCGAAAAGCAAAAAGTTGGTTAGTAGCTTAAACAAAAGAGGGTATTAAAATGGGATTAAGAAAAAGGCTATCAGAAGCCGTATCGAAGCATAGGATTAAGAGGCTTGCAAAGAAAGGCAAGGTAACTGCCGGAATTGGAAGAACAAAAGGTTCTAAAGTTTCCAAGAAAGTCTATGATAAAGGTGGAAGTAAACAGCGAAAAGAGATGAAAGCTACGGGCAAAGTCTCAAGAGGAGCTGTCGGAGCAGAAGCAACTAAAGGCGGAACATACGTTAAGTATAAAAAAGATTCTAAAGCGGCTGGTGATTTCAGGTCTAAGTTCAAATCAGCTTGTTCTGGTGGAGCTAAGAGTTTTTCTTGGCAGGGTCGCTCATATAGTTGCGCTAAGAAGTAGATGCCTAGATTTGGTAGGCGTTCAAAAGAGCGTCTAAAAGGTGTAAATGTTAAGCTTGTTAATGTTTTAAATGAGCTTATAAAGATAATGGATGTTACCATCATTGAAGGACTTCGGAGCAAGGAAAGACAGGCTGAACTCCTTGAAAAAGGAGCAACGAAGGTTAAATATTCAAGGCAT